GTCCAGAGGCCGTCAGCGTTCGACTGCTGCCCGTCTCCGGTGAGCCGGTAGACGAGCGCGGGCGAGGTCCGGACGAGCTCCGTGTCGTACTCGCCGCCGATTGACGCTGCCGTGCTGTCGCGACGGATCAGCGTGTCGATCAGGGTCTCGTAGTCGATCACTTCTGCCTCCCGGCGCCGTTCGCCCGAGCAGCGTTCTCCATGCCGTGGATCCCCGGCACCCAGCGCCCTGTCGGCTGCCCGGTGTGCGGGTTCACGGCCATGTGGCCGTACTCGAGGAACGTGGCCGCCGGGTGGTCGAACACGACGATCGGCTCGCGGACGCCGTTGTAGACCTCGGTGTCGACGAGGATGAATGAGGCTGCGTCGCCGTGGCCGGCGTAGTTCGCACGAGCGTCCGTCGCGATTGCCTCAGCGACGGCTTGCAGCTCAGGGTCCATGCCGACCATCTGCGCAACCTGCCTGCTCAGGTCTCGATCGACCTGCGCCATGCGATCACCCCGTCCCTGCTGGTCGGATGCGAACCAGCGACACCTCCCAGTGGGCGGTCGCCGGTGACGATGCGTACTCCCGCGGCGGCGAGGCGAGACCCCACCGCTCGTCGTCCGTGTCGGTGACGAGCGCGTTGATGTCGCCGACCCAGGTGCGTGATGTCCAGAGGCCGGTGCCGCGGTGGAAGAGCCCCCGGACGGCCACCGGCGCCCCGTCGTCCACGAGCTCGACGCCGTGCGGTGTCTGCTCGGGGCGGCGGGGCTGCACGGTGACCGTGTGGGGGCCGTTGTCGAGGAGGCTCATCGGGGCGGGATCCTCGCTGTGATCGTCCCCGGCATCGTCACCTGCGTGATCGTGCCGGAGAGCAGCTCGACGTCGTCCTGGGTGAACCAGAGGTTCCCAGATGCGACGGTCGCGCGGGTCGTGTACGAGTAGCCGCCGTCGCCTTCCGACGCGAGGCCCTGCGGGTTCCGGAGAACCCGCAGGACCGCGTCGGCGATGACGCGCTTGTACAGCCCCTCGGTGAGGACCTTCGAGGCGAGACGCTGCTCGATGAAGGTGCCCCACCGTGCGTCCGCGTAGTCGACCGCGTCCGAGATCTGGGTCTCCACGAACGGCTTCGGGAACCGGCCGAGGTCGCCCTCGTACCGCGCCACAACGTCGTCGTACTCGACCTTCACGGACGCCATCGATCACTCCCCGTGCTCGTCGAGGCGCTTCTGCAGCTCCTCGATGGTCCCGTCGGTCGGCTGGCCGATCTCGGCGAGCTTCGCCTGCAGGTCAGCGATCGCCTTCGCCTGCTCGTCGTCCGGCGTGCCGCCGTCGGTCGATGCGGGCTTCGTCGCCGTCGCCGGCTGCTGCTCGTCGGGCTTCTCGGTCTCGGGCTGCGCGAGCACGTGGTCACCCACGAGCTTCGACGCCCACGACGGGACGGCGTCCCCGGGCGCGAACGCCTCGGATGTGCCGTCCTTCTTCGTGACGTGGACGTACGCGCCGAAGACCTTCTTCGTCGCGCCGGCCATCAGGCGAGCACCTTCGCCGCGAGGGTCGCGTTCGCGTTCTCGAGGATCGGGAGCGCGGTCGCCGAGAGCAGCACGTAGCGGCCCTCCGGGTCGTTGTCCGAGAACACCGCGCCGAAGATGCCGGCGCGGTCGCTCGCCCCGATGCCGTACTTCGGCGACAGGGACTCGGTCGTGACACCCCAGTCGGTGCCGCCGAGCGTGGTCCCGCCGTCACCGTTCAGCGAGACGCTGTCCGCCGACGGCACGAAGATGATCTTCGAGGGCGAGATGACCGAGATCTGCGACCCGTTCGGACCGCCGACCTTCTCGTCGTTCACGACGATGCGGCCGAAGCCGTACGCGTCGAACACCGCCTGGACCTGCGCCTGCGAGATGAGCGTCGGCAGATCGGTGCCGCGCCCCAGCGCCGCGGAGATGATCCCCGTGTTGCGCTGCAGAGCCGCGAGGATCTGCGACGACATGAGGGCCTCGGCCCAGCCGCCGTTGTTCGCGAGGACGTAGACGGCCCGCCAGGCCGTCAGATCGCCGAGCACGTCAGCGGTCGGGTCCGAGTACAGCTTCGCCGCGGTGACGGTGTGCGCCGCCTTGCGACCGAAGTCGACCGTCGCCTTCAGCTTGTTCTCGTTCAGGGTCACCTGACCGAACTCGAGGGCCTGCCCGCGAGCGAGCTCGACGCGCGTCTCGATCTGGCCGGCGATCCCGCGCGCCTTCTTCCGGAACGCGGACTCGATGAGGCCGGTGCCGTCGATCTGCTGCGAGAGGGTGTCCCACTCGTTCACCCGGAGCTTCCGGCTGATCGGGGGGATGCGGCCGGACTTCGACTCGCCGCCTTCCTCGGATCCGAAGTCCGACTCGGCGTCGAACGCACGGTACGAGGCCGCCTGCGGCAGCGACGTCTGCGACACGTCGAAGTTGAACGACAGCGACGGGTTGTCGCGGTTCGGGAGGTAGCGGTCGAGGATGAACGACGGCGAGACGACGAGCTGCGCGGCCCGCGCTTCGGCGGTGACCTGCGCGGCCGTCAGGACAGAGGGGTCGTATTCCATGAGTCAGGCTCCTTAGTCCTGGAAGGTGAAGAGGCCGGTGGTCTCGGCACCCTCCACGGTCGTGCGCTGCGCCGCGACGGGCAGACGGTTCTGGTGGACGAAGGCGTGCACGGTGACGCCGACGATGACGGTCGGCGCGACCGTCCCGTCCTGACGGCCGATCGGCTCGTCCGCGATGAGGAACGAGTCGAGCACCTCCGTGCCGTCCGACTTCGTCGAGTCGAACGGGGCGTACAGCCCCGTCGCGGTGACGACGCCGAGCGCGACACCGGACGGGATGACCTTCGTCGTCGCGTCGTAGTGCGTGCCGGCGGTGAACTTCGTGGTGTCGAGGGTGCGCGACTGGCCGTTGTCGAGTCCGTGCCGCGAGGCGAGCCAGGACTGGTCCGAGCCACCCGTCGACACCGTGGTGATGCCGAGATCCATGGGGATCTCCTTTCTGGTGAGAGGGGGGTTACTTCTTGCCCTGCAGCTCGTCGGCCCGGAGACGTGTCATCTCACGGATCGATCCACCCGACGTGGCGCCCGGCTTCTGCTGCTGCTGATCCATAGCGGCCCTGATCGGGTCGAATGGAGGCTTCTGGGTTCCACCGGTCGCGCCGAACGTGCCGGCGAACGCGGTGAGGGCGGCACTGTCGATGTCGCCCTGGTCTGTGGTGAACGACTGCGCGTTCACGTGCGCGAACGCGGTCGCGACTTCCTCGTCCGACTTCCCGGTGAGGTGCTGGAACTTCGCCTTCACGGCGTCGGTGAGGTACCGCTGCGCGCCGAGGTTCTCGCCCTCGCGGCGCGCTTCCTCGCGAGCCTCGGCGAGGGCTCGCTCCGCCTCGGTCTGGCTCTCGGATCGCAGCCGGATGAGCTCCTCCGAGTCGGCCTTCAGCTGGTCGTAGTCCTTGCGCTCGTCAGCGCGACGCTCGTGCTTCCGCGACTGGTGCTTCCAGTACGCGAGCTGCTGATCCTGCGTCATCTCCGCGACCGGTGTGTCAGCGGGGAACCCGGTCTGCGTCTGGTCTCCGCCCCCGCCGTTCTCATCGCCTTCGAGGAAGCGGAGGCGCGGCATGCAGAGGATCGGGCGGCCGAACGAGTCGAACTTCATGGTGGTGTCCTTCGTGTCGAGAGGTGGTGCTCCGTGTCGGAGCGGGTCAGGAGTCGGCTCGGGAGAGGTCGGCCTCGAGGGACCGGAGCAGGCTCGAGAGGTTCTTCACCCGCTGTGCGAGCACAATCTGCTCGCGCGGGGTGTCCGTGCCGTCGTTGGCGTGCGACGCCTGCACCTCGGCGAGGCGCTGACGGGCGTCCGCGAGCTCACCGGCGGCCTGGTCGTACGCGTGCGTCTTCCGCGCCCGGATCACGTCCGCGGTCGGCTTCTGGAACGCCGGCGCCCCGGCCTCCGAGTGCGTCCGGAACCGGTCGCCCTGCTTCACTAGGACCGGGCCCTTCTCGCCGTGCTCGTTCACCGTCACGCGGACGTTCAGCAGGTCCTCGCGGGCCGTCGACCGGCCCTTCGCGGGCCGCTGGCCGCCGATCGCGGTCGCCTGCCCGGCCGCCGCGTACAGCTGCTCGAGGTCCTCGCCGTTCAGCACCTGACCGGGGTCCTCGGTGCCGACGATCGGCATCGACCCGCACTCGCAGCCGTCGTGCAGTGGTCGCAGCTGGTCCGTCCGGTACCGCTGGGTGGCCGCGACCGCGCAGAGGCCGCACGTGCCGTTCTTCGACCGCTCCGGGTGGATCACCCGCCGGTACCCGACGACGCGGGGCAGAGCCTCGTAGATGCGCTGCTCCTCGTCGCGCTCGGCGAGCATGATGTCCTCGTGGAGCAGCCGCTCGAGGCGATCACGCACCGCCTGACGGGCGTCCTCCACCGTGCCGCCCTGCGAGTACGCGTACACCGCCTGCGACGCCGGCCGCGTGTACACGTCCAGCGCCGTGGTCCCCGACCGCGGGTAGTAGTCGACCTCCGCCGGGAACCGCTCAAGCGCGTCCATCGCCTTCAGCACGCTCGTCTGGTACGACCGGACGAGCCGTCGCGCCTGCTTCTGCGCCTGCATCACCCTGTACGCCGACGCCGCGGCCGCCGAGCCGACCTGGTCGTCGTCGTGGTAGTTCCCCACGCCCGACCAGATCTGCAGCAGCGCGGAGAGCAGCTTCCCGATGAGCGAGTCGCGCTGCGACGCGTGACGGTCCGACAGGCTGCCAGCCTGCTTCGTCGTCAACGCCATCAGGCCGCCGCCCCCGCCGTCGCGTCAGCCGTCTCGAACTGCTCCTGCAGGCGATCGGTGATCTCCTGCGCGATCTCCGACGGCGTCATCTTCCACACGGAGCGGTTGATGTACGCCTGGGAGACGCCGGACTGCTTCGCGGCCTGCGCCGCGGTCGCCCGCTGGTTGATCGACTCGAGGTTCTCCGGCGCCCAGATCGTCTCGACCTGAGCAGGATCCGCGCGGACCGTGTCGCCGAGGCCCTGGAACGCCAACGACTGCTCGAGGCCGAACGACGCACCCGCGCGGTTGTTGCGGTCCTTCACCTTGAACGAGAAGGCCTCACGCGCGAGCGCCGCGCCCTCCGCGGACCCGTTCGTCGCGTCGGGGTTCAGGAGGTAGATCGGGGTGCTCGTCACCGCGGCGAGGTCGCGCTTGTCGTCCTTGCCAGCGGTGAGGAGCTGCGTGATGTCGGTCGGGTTCGACTCCCAGATCTTCGCGTCACCGCCGAGGAGCCACAGCGCGGCAGGGCCGCCGGCGAAGACCTCGTTGTAGTTGATCCGCTGGCCGCGGAGCGTCAGGTCCGGGTAGTCCGCCGGGTAGTGCGTCGGGAGGTTGCCCTCGATCGCCCGCTGCCGGAACGCCTGCATCGCGATGATCGTGAGGCGGTCCCGCGTCACCGAGTTGATCCGGTCGATCGTGTCGAGGTGCTTCTCGAACTCACCGAACCCACCCGGCGCCGTGTGCTCCACGATCGGGTTCTCGGCCGTGAAGCCGAGAGCGATCGGGTCGGTAGCCCACGACCAGCCGCCGCCCGGCGACCATGGAGTGCCGTCGTTCGGCAGCGTCGGAACCTCGCTCGGCCGGTACGCGGTCCGCATGTAGCCGGGCCGGAACAGCGTGATCACGTCGGCGCGGTTGATCGCGTCGTACCCGACGACGATCGCGTCCTCCGTCAGCCACGGAGCGGTCGCGTACTGCTCCGTGGCGGTCGTCCAACCGTTCGACGGGAGGAACATCGGGGAGGCGTCCGCCGAGGGCTGAGACGGGCCCGTGGTGAGCACGTACGCGCGGCCGTAGTCGGCGACGTCCCGCAGGAGCTCCTTCGACCGGACCGCCATGTGCGACCGGTTCCAGTTCGCCAACGCGAGCGCGTCGCCGGTGTCGTCGCCGGGCGCCGCCGTGCGGAACCCGAGCGCCGTCTGCCGGTCAACCAGCGACCCCGAGATCAGCTCGGCGGTGTTCAGCCGGGCCTGCTTCACGATCGCGAGCATCGCCTGCGCGTTCACACCCTCGACGCCCGCCGGCACGAACCGAGAGCCGTCCGAGAACGAGCGCAGCAGCGCCATCCTCGGCAGGCCCTTCCCGAGCTTCGTCGCCAGCCGCATCAGCCGCCAGTCGTCCGACCCCGTCACGCTCGTCTCGGTCAGCATCGGACCCTCCTCACCTGATTCGGACCGGCACCGCCGTCTCCGGTTCATCGGCCGGCGGCTGCTTGCCCCGGTTCTCGTAGTCGGCAGCGGCCTGGAACGCGAGCGTCGCCGCCATCGCAGCGTCGATCTTCCGGACGCTGTTCTTCGTCTCCTTGCCGATCACGTCGCCGCCCGTGCGCCGCCACACCCTCGCGTTGAGGAAGTGGCGCGTCATCGCCTTGTGGCCGGCGTGCGTCATCGTCCCGTCGGCGATCGCCGTCTGCAGCAGCTCGAGCGCCTGCGCGATCCGCGTCGTGTGCTTCGTCCAGAACCGGATCGACTCCTTGCCGCCCGCGTGCACGAGCAGCTCGTCGCCGAAGTCCCGCTCCCACGCGTTCACGTACTCCTGCCAGTACGGCGGGTCCGCGTAGAACCCGACGACGTTGAACCGTTCGAACGCGCGACGCACCTCGGCGTCGAACTCCTCGCGGTCCACCGTCCAGTTCTCGCCCTCGGGGCCGTCCGGCTGCTCGCGGATGAGCAGCGGGAACAGGTGGTGGTCCGACACCCGGCACGCGACGAGCGCCGTCGCGTCGTTCGACCGCGCACCGTCGAACCCGAGCGTCACCATGTCGCCCGGCGCCGGCGGGAGGAAGTCGCCCGCCTCGCCGCTGCGGATCAGCGTGATGATGTTCCGCTCCGACCACGCCTCGATCGGCACCCACGAGTCCGTGGACGACGTCAGCGCGTTCAGGAAGTACCGACGGGTGTCGGACTCCTTTCGCATCGGGTTGAACACGCCGTTCACCAGCGACTCGAGGTCGTTCCACTCGAGCGCGTCGCCGTAAGCCTCGCGGAACGCGTGCTGCAGGTTCTCGATGTGCCAGCGGCGCGACTCCTCCGTGGACGGGACGATCGGATCCCGGAGCGACTTAATCTCGCCCCACCGGTGGTCGAACAGCTGCCGGTTCACCAGCAGCCGGCCCTCTTCGATCAGGTCCGCAGCGTTGTACGTCTGCTCCGCGATCGAGTCCTGCCCCGGCCGGTACATCGTGGTCGTCTCGAGGTACCAGGTGCCCGTCGACCCGCGCCGCTTCTCGAGGTTGCGGACCAGGGTCGAGAACATCTCCCGCAGCTCGGGCTTCACGTACAGGTGCGTCTCGTCGAACACGGCGAACGTCTCGTTCCCGCCATCCTTCGAGGCGGAGCCCGACGTCGACGGGCGGACGCTGCCGCCGGACGGCATCAGCACGCCCTTCTTGTTGACGGTGAGCCCGTACGCCTGCGCGTAGCGGAACAGCGGCGCCGTCTCCTCGGTGAGGTTCAGGTACACCGCGGCGTAGACGTTCCCGGCCTGCTCCTCCTCGGTTGCGAGGATCCGGACGTCGGGTGAGACGACGGCCTTCCCCATCGGCTCACCCGGGGCGTACGTGTACGTGCGCCCCATGAACTCGTAGGTCTCGCCACCGACCGCGAACCCGGCGAACCGGGCCGGGCCGAACGCCTCGAACATGACCAGGTCCGCGGCGAGACCGGACTTGTTGCAGCCCTTCGGCCGCGAGAAGAACGCCGAGTCGTAGAGCCGCCGGCCGCGGGCGTCGAGCGCGTAGCAGTCGACGATGAAGCCGGTGTACTCATCCGTGAGACGGACGGGCTGGCCGATGACGGCGCCCGGACCGTGGACGCAGAACGTCTCGATCCACCACGTCGCCAGCCAGCCGAGCGAACGGTGCCGGTCGTGACCGTCCGCAGTCAGCAGACGGCGCGGCATCAGGCGATCCGGTTCCGGCGGTCGTCGATCGACCGCACCGGGTTGCCCGCTGGGGCGTCCGTCTCGACCTCGGCGTCCGTCGGTGCCGGCCGGTCGACCGTGACGTCCACGCGGAGCCGCTGACGGGCCTCCGGCGTCGCGCCGAACTGCTGCACGCGCAGCCGGAGCTCACCGGCGCGCTCGGCGTCGCCCTTCGTCCACATCCAGTGGTGGATGAGCGCTGTGTCGAGCAGGAAGTCCCAGTCCGGCTGCGTGAGCATCCGGGTTGCTTGCGGGCTCTTCCGCCAGTGGTTCCACCACCGCACGGTCGCCGGGTGCCACGGCATCGTCTTCCCCGTCTTCGGGTCGACGACGAAGTTTCGCGGCAGCGCCATCCCTCGCAGCTTTCCGTCCGCGACGAGCGTGACCCGCTCGACGCCCGAGCGGTCCCTCGTGTGCGCGCCCTGCGCCGGACCTCGCCCGGCCATCAGCCGGCCTCTCTTGGCGCGGCACCAGTGGTGATCATGCTCATGGCAGCCTCCGTGACGGATGCCCAAGCCGCTGACGCAAGCCCAGACGTGGCGAGACCCCCCAGACCTGCCACGCGCAGTGCGAGCAGCAGGACGCGGAGCGGTCTTGAGGGGTGGGACCGGGGGGAGGTTCCCCTACCCCGGGGTCGGTGGGTCAGAAGAGCGCGGGCGTTGACTTGTGGTCGGTGTCCGCGTGGTGGTGTGGGCGCCAGTGCTGCTCGGTCATGGTGCGGACTGCGTGGCAGTTGGCGCACCGGATGTCGCAGTAGGTGTCGACGTGTTCGAGGAAGCGTCTGAGCCTTGTGGCGTTGAAGAGCTTCGATCGGTCGTCGACCCACCCGAGGGCGGCCCGCTTGGTGGTCGGTTCGCGGTGGTCGAAGTGCAGGGCGGCTGGGTGCTCGCGGTATCCGCAGTCGGTGCAGCCTGCCGCGAGCTTCAGAGCTTCGAGAGTGCGGGCCGCGACGACGAGGTAGTCACGTCGTCGTTGTGCCTTCGCTTCTGGGGAGAGTGGCACGCGCTCTCCCTCGGTC